GCGTGCAGTCTCTGCACTGCCTCACTAAGGCTGAGGTTTGGGCGCAAACTCCGGCGACGGAGGATGCGACCTTCGGAGACACCAAAGCTCCTCTGCTCATCCGGGGGGATGATCGGGCTAGACAGACGTGTAATCCTTGCGGACTCAAGCTACCGGTCGCTACACGCCATGATGACAGCATTGCTGCTGGGTCGGTACCGGATGTCTCAACCGCCACAATTAGAACCACTAGGGATGTGACGGAGGAAGGGGAAGGGGGGTTGCAGTCCCCAGTAACTGCGTGACGCCATGGACAAGGCGGTCCTGTGCTCGGCTGTGCTGAGCTGTGGTAGGCTGACCAGATATCGGACGGTGGACTACCGCTCGGGCCCCTGGCGGGCACGCACACACGCAGACAGTAGACAGAAGGGGCCAACCAACTGTTTATCTTCTAATGTGTGGCCGGAGGACTTGTTAGCTCCGGTGATTACTGCTAGTACCTAACGGGTACCAATCGGCCAGTTAGGGGCTGGCAAGCCCGATGTGTCGCCATCAAACGCTCAATTTTAGGCCGAGAGAGGGCACGGGGGTCGCGTTATTTAGGCATCGGCGCGGAAAAACCATGAATCGAAGCCTAGACCGATACGACGGTCACACGGGCACGGCGTAAGTGCGGGGGAACGTACTTAAAGCCGGGCGTGTCGAGGAAAACAGGCTTGGGAAGGAGAGGGAAACGGGAGGGGGGGAGGCCGTACATCCGCCGCGCTGAGCAGGAGAGGGCGTAAGCAGTGGTGGTCTCGCTACCGCAAACTGCGTTAACAGAGGTATAGCGGCAAGCGAGGTCGATGGAGTCCCAAAAAGACTCGTCGCGACGACCGTCCTCGAAACCGATGCGGGCGCGGGCCAAAACTACGACAGGTGAGACGCACAGTTCATCCATACCGAACAAGTAGCCGCAGAACGTGTTGGTGTCTGCTACAACGCGTTTGGGAGTCATGCGCACAGCAGATGGGCGGAAGTCTGAGGCTTTACCCCAGGCACCAAGGACCACGGAATCGTCACCGGAGAATGCTGCTGGAGTGGCAGCGGGACAGTTCAGAGACCAACCAGTGAGGGCTGCGTTGCGGGCAGTGTTCAAGAGCCATGTCCACCGGTCACCAGAGAACTGCATGATGGGCATCGGGCCAACGTAGGCTGAAGTATTGCAACGCTCGTGGAAGTACTGCTCGACGTAGGGCTTGGGGATACCGTAGGTGGTCATCAGCCAGCAGTCGAAGTTAAGGAAGAGCGCATCACACCCAGAGTCCCAGGCGGTGTAGTCGTTGGCCGTGGTGGGGCCCTTCTGCCAGAACCGCTTGTAGAACGTGGTCATGTCGGAGAAGGTGGTACGGCAGTGGAGGTATGTGGTGGGGCGACAATCACGAAGGAGGAGCCGCTCGAGATAGAGAGCCCAAACGGAGTCGCGCAGAGTCTTGGCCAGGGGGAACGTGGCCACGATCTGGCCGGGAGCCGCAACACCACCTAATTTCTCCAACTTCTTGACCGCCTGTGACTTTAGGAACAGCCGGGTAGTCAATGGGTCCCAGTCGGTAGGATTGGCCTCGATGACCCGCTTGAGAGAGCGCACCGTGCGTCCACCAGCCCAGGAGGCGAGCCGGTCACGAAGGCAACTCTCAAACAACTCCTCGTCGATGTCGG